GGCAAAAGATTTGCTTGAAGCTAACGGTGAGGTAATCGAAAAACTAAAGACGGTTTTTCATACCGCTAATGATGCTGACGAGCAAGGAATTGCGAACTTCATAGCGGAAAGGATTGACATGCACCAGAAATGGGCATGGCAATTAAAGGCCAGCACCAAATAACCCTCTAGAGAAAAAGGTAATAAACAAATGCCAACACTTGATTCAGGTTCATTCCTGGTTTCCGGTACCGTAAGCGGTTCCGTATCAACTGGTGACAAGAGTGCAACAACCATCCTTGTTCCAGGCGACGTTTACTTAAATGGTACACAGTTCTTGCTAGGCACTGCTTCAACAAGCGGCGCTGTAACTGTTAACGTTAAAGTGATCCCTCCTACAACTCCTGCTGTTTACCCATTGTCGTCATACACGACTCAGGATGGTACAGTAGTTGTAAACAACCCTACAAAAGACATGTCAAAGCCAACTACCCCAAAGACTGGTGACGTAGCTTATTCTACTTACAGCGCTGCAGCGGATTTCACTCCAAACGCAAGTGCAACTGTTAAAGCTTACGTTTCAGACCTATCTATTGCTGCAACTAAAGTTGCTGTACAGGGTGGCGCCGCTGATAACCTAGCGAATGCAGATGCAAGAATTGCTAACCGTATTTTTGCTGGTTCTCAGATTGTAATCACCGTAACTGGTGCAGGAACTGGTGCGTCAGGCATAACCTACGCACTTGAGCTTGCTAAAGCGTAATAATTAAATTAATTAACTTGCCCGGACTAGTAAATACCGGCTCGGGCAAGTTAGTTTACTAACAAGAAGGTTTAATATGATTAAGTGCGATAACTGCGAATCTCCTGCAGTTTACGAATTTTCTTCAAGAGGGGCTGAAACAGCCTTTTATTGTGAGCCATGTGTTCCTTGGACAATTGCCGATTTAGCAGCTAAAGATAATTTGCCAAAAGTAACCCAGCCAGAAGTAACCGAGATTGCGCCAGCTCCTGAGGCAGTGGCTGAAGAAGTAGCTCCTGAGGCAGTAGTTGAAGCAGTGGCTGAAGAAGTAAAACCATCGGCTCGTAAAAAGAAGGCTGCAGATGCTGCAGACACAGTGGTAAGTGAGGACGCAACTAATGTCGAGAATACAACGAATTCAGACGAAGCAGGGGCATCCGCTTCCTAAAACAGCCGGTTATGCTCAAGGACCCTTTCCCCCAGAGCTATACCGTTCTCAACCAGTTATAGAAGAATACGAATCTATAACTGGAAATGGTGGTCCTGAAATACCTGAGGGCGGAACACCTCAAAACAATTTTCAACCATTAAAGTGGTTTAAATGCAAGTACTGCGACGATACCATTGCAGAAAACAAACTTGCTAGTCATATATGTCCTAATCAGTAGGAGATTGTACAGTGGCCGATAATATTCCAAGCTACCCAAGTATTCCTAACCTTGTAAACATTTTGGGTATTGATACCGATACGTTTAGGGTTATGCAAGAAAGTGGCCTTAATATTGAGGGTATTGTAGCTAATAATGTTGGTGTAGACGACGCCATTGATACTTATTATGACCCGTACTTAGAGTACGGAGCACGAACTGATGATCAACGAGACTCTGCAAATGAGGGAGAAGGCAGAAGAAATCTATCACCTAATCCCAATCAACCTGGTGTTCCCAACCCCTTAACTGTAAGAAACTACACCGCAAACTATAAACCTGGTGACATACTGAGTATGGCCCCTGCTAATTTTGAAGAAGGCTCCGAATACACTGAAGTCCCTACAGCAACTTCAAACCCGGCCCATCCTCGCACAGTAGCCGCAACGTACAATAGAGAAGAAACTAAGCTAACAATTATGTTCTTTGATGGCACCCTGTATAATTATTATTCAGTTAGCCCCGAAGAATGGAATAACTTTAAGACAGCTCAAAATGACAGAGGAGAGCTTTCTAAAGGTCAATATATAAAAGATACTCTAGATCAAAAAGCTAGAGGATTTGCAAATATTGAAGAACTTCCAGAAGACGTTAGAATGTTAGCTAGAACTCTTGCACGTGGAGTTCAGGTTGCTGCGGCAAGAAAACGTGGGTGGACTCCACCAGCTAGTATTACGCCAAGAGCTCCACAAGTTAGCAAAACACCCAAACCAATTAAACCTAATTTCGGAACAGGCAGAAGGAAAACAATCATATAATATGAATAGTGAACCAAAGGACATAGGCAACATGTACTGGCATATATTGGAATACCCTGTAAAACCAAAAGTACTGTGGGAAAAAGCAGAGACTCAAGAAATTGATGAGCCTTTTCGCTTTGGCAGTGGTTGGGCATTACGCATGCCATTTACTCGTAAAGCAGTGGTCGTAGGAAAATGGCGCACTTCTTATACTGAAAGTGAAGCCTTGACGTATGCTATTAGAGGTAGATCTTTAGATACTGATGAAGTAGACTGGGATACAATACGTTTTGGAATTAGTGGGGCAAAAAATGATAAGACGCAAGCAAGCGGCTGAACAAGAAAAATCAGCTCTTCAAAAACGAATAGAAAAAATAGAAACGCCTGAGTTACTTAAATGGGTAGACCAGGCACTTTTTGCTATTGGTCGCAATTTGAATGATTGGCATAAAAATTCTGAAGTTGTTTATTTAGAAGAAGCTAAAGATGCAGCAGATGCTCTTAACGCAGTGGTCGAAGAGTTAATTAATCGGAATAAAGGATCTCGTAATCTATGATGAATCAAGAAGAATCTGAAGAAGAATTTGATTCGCTTTACCTAGACGAGTCCTCTATCCTTACTGATGAATACGATGAGCCGGAAGATGAGCTTGATGAGCTTTCTAAAGAATTTGTAAGACAATTAATTGATAAAATTATGCAATTTATGACTGTATTGGTTGGTTATGAACTCCATAGTTATCAAAAACCTTTAGCAAGAAGAATTATAGAATCCGTTATTATTAATGACGGTGAGGAAATTACCGCTCTTGCTGCACGTCAGTCGGGCAAATCTGAAACTATTGCTAACACAGTAGCCACTCTTATGGTGATTCTTCCAAGATTGGCTAAAATTTATCCCGAACTTTTAGGTAAATTTGGGGATGGTCTTTGGGTTGGAATGTTTGCTCCAATTCAATCCCAGGCTGAAACTTTATTTGCTCGTTTAGTCAGCCGTCTTACAAGTGAAACTGCTTTAGAAATCCTTAATGATGCGGAAATTGACGATTCTTTAGGTAAAACTGCTGGGGTAACCCGAAACATTAAGCTCAAAAACAGTGGCTCGGTAGCTATGATGATGACTGCTAACCCAAGAGCAAAAATTGAGTCTAAGTCTTTTCATTTAATTATTATTGATGAGTGTCAAGAAGCAGACGACTTTGTTATTGCCAAATCTATTTCCCCAATGGGTGCGTACTACAATGCTTCCATTATTAAAACCGGCACTCCTACAACATCTAAAAACAATTTTTACAAAGCTATTCAGCTAAATAAAAGACGTCAAACCGGTAGGAATTCTAAACAAAACCATTTTCAATGGGACTGGAAAGACGTAGCTAAAGTTAACGAAAACTATTCAAAGTTCCTTAAAAGAGAAATGCTTCGCATTGGTGAAGACTCAGATGAGTTCCAGATGTCTTACAACTGTAAATGGCTACTTGAACGAGGTATGTTTGTTACCTCTAATATTATGGATGACTTGGGCGACACTAGTATGGAAGTTGTTAAGTCTTACCATAAATCCCCAGTTATTGTAGGAATTGATCCTGCACGTAAAATGGACAGCACAGTGGTCACAGTGGTCTGGGTAGATTGGGATAGGCCAGATGAATTTGGTTTTTATGACCATAGAGTTCTAAATTGGATGGAAATCCAAGGAGACGACTGGGAAGATCAGTACTACCAAATCGTTAACTTTCTTTCAGCATATGACGTATTATCTGTTGGTGTAGATGCTAACGGTGTAGGTGACGCAGTAGCCCAACGTCTTAAGCTACTATTACCACGAGCCACGGTTGTTCCTCTAAGCAGTAGCCCTACTGAACAATCTAAACGTTATAAGCATTTGCAGGCTCTTATTCAACGCAGAATGATCTCGTGGCCTGCTCACGCTAAGACAAAGAGATTACGTGCCTGGAAACGGTTTTACCAACAAATGGTGGATGCTGAAGTAAAATACAAAGGTCCAAACTTTACAGTGGCCGCTCCGGATGAGGCCCACGCACACGATGATTTTGTTGATTCTTTAGCTATTGCTTGTATGATGACTGAAGAATTAGTGATGCCTACTGTCGAAGTAAGCAGTAACCCATTTTTTTAATTTTTAAAGTTTAGGGCGACATTTAGTGAAATTCGTAGGAAACTCTTTATGAGGATCCTCAATCCATTAGGAGAAAAAAATATGGCAAGTAACATTAGCCCGGCACCGCAGTTCCCTGAGCGCACGCCGACTTCATACGAACGCAAGTTCAGCCCAGCACAGCCAGGTCTTCGTGGCCCACTTCGTTTTGAAGAAGGCCTTGCAACCGACACCGATGTTCCACAGGAATTCGAAAACGGTGCATCACAGGGGTACATCACCCCTCCTGGTCGTCCTAACCACAATCAGAATGTATTCGAGAAGTTCCCAGAAGAGACAATGCGTGAGCGTGCTCACGTTGGTTCTGCTGCTTGGGTAGAAGCTCCAACATACTTGGACAACTTCTCTGAAGGCGCATTCAGCGATGAAGCTGAATTGACGTTCCAGGAAGAGTTCCGCTCAGGCGAACACTACCAGCGTCTTAACCCAGCCACAGTCGTCGACTAGTAAAAAAATAGCTTCCCGGCCTCATACCCCTTCTCTGGGGCCGGGCAGCTGTTATTTAACTGTAGAAGGATTATAGAGGGCAATGTATGATAATTAATATGAAAGGACGTGCGGCATGAGTATCGATTTCTCGCCACCGTCCTATAGAGCCGCATCATCCGATCTTACAATTTCTATTTCCCCATTGGGACTTGTAGAGCTTGCGGATGAAGAGTTTGAAGTTCACGGTCCAAGACTTAATCGTTACTCCCTTAACTGGGCTATGTACCTTGGTCATCATTGGAGCTACCGACGTGAGATCGGTGAAACCCAAATGGTGTACAACTATTACCGTGCGTTTACAGATTACATTGTTAACTTTACATTTAGTCGTGGCGTACAGTTCCGTAGCCCTAAACAAACTGAAGCTATTGTTCCCGACATTTTAAAAAGAGCTTGGGAAATAGATAACAACAAGCATGGTGTTTTATGGGAAATGGGGCAGCAGGGCGGCGTATCAGGTGATTGCTTTGTTAAAGTTGCTTACGAAGAAGCCTGGCAAGACAGCACAGGTGCTTATCATCCAGGTAAAGTCCGTATTCTTCCACTTAACTCATCTTTTTGTTTTCCTGAGTTTCATCCCCATGACAGAAACAGACTAATTAGATTTAAACTAAAGTACCGATTCTGGGGTACTTCCGTTGAGGGCACCCGTCAGGTATACACCTACACCGAAATCCTCACCGATGACATGATTGAGGAGTACATTAACGATGAGCTTATTGACTCGCGTCCGAATCCGCTTGGAACCGTACCTGTTGTTCATATCCCAAATGTTTTAGTTTCGGGATCACCTTGGGGTCTATCTGACTGCCACGACATTATTGTTCTTAACCGTAACTATAATGAAGTGGCTACCGATGTTGCAGACATTATTAACTACCACGCTGCCCCTGTTACCGTTATTACTGGTGCTAAGGCCTCTAACCTAGAGAAGGGCCCTAAGAAAGTATGGGGCGGTCTTCCTAAGGACGCACAAGTATTTAATCTGGAAGGCGGCGGCCAAGGATTAGCAGGAGCTGTTCAATACCTAGAAATAGTAAAACGTGCAATGCATGAAATGGTTGGTGTACCAGAGACTGCTCTTGGTCAAATGGTACCTATTTCTAACACTTCAGGTGTTGCGCTTTCTATTCAATTCCAGCCTTTGATGAACCGTTATCAACAAAAGATTGTTATGTACGGTAAAGGTCTAGAAAAGATTAATGAACTTATTCTTCGTACACTAGTATTTAAAGAGCCTGAGCTTTTTACTTGGAATCCAAACTTTAATGGACCAATTAAGCCAGAGCAGATGCCGGTTTTGGACCCTGCAGATCCGCTTACTTACCAAAGCTTTACTCATTTCCCACCACCTTTGCCTCTAGATAAGTTAATTGTTTTGAATGAGATTCAAACAATGATGAGTATGAACCTAGAAAGCCGCGAAGGTGCCCTACGTCGACTAGGCGAAGAGTTCCCTAATGAAAAGCTTGAAGAAATTCGCGCAGAACTTATTGCAGATGCTAAATCTGATGGTGCTCTTAACTTGCTTAAGGGCCAGATTAACTCAGCAATCATGTCTCTTACTGGTTTATTACCAGACGGTTCACCAGCAGGTATGAGTCCTGCTCCAGGTGCTGAAGGTGCCCCGGGTGCTGAAGGCGCTCCTGCTATGGGACCAACACCGTTTGAACAGGAAACCATAGCGATGCTACAAAGTGATTTGGTAACAAAAGCGTACGGAACAAAAATTCCTCAACGTAGAGGACCAAACGCAGACGAAAGTTAATTAAAATAAAGTTTTAGCATGACATTAAGTAAAAGGTGTGTTGTGCTAGATACATAATCAAACCGCAGGTCAATCGTGTTAATTATTTGGAAAACGACCTAACTACTACAAAGGATAAATAGCTATGGCTAAAGCAAATGAGAGCGACGTAATTAATAGCGTTGAAACTCAATTTATTGAGCAAGTAAATGAGTACGTGTCATCTGAACCAGAGACAGAAGCTGTTGTAAAAAATTACACAGAAGAGGATCTTCGTAAAGTTCGGGAACAGGAAAAGTCAAAGCTCTACCCCCAGATTGAAAAACTCAAGGAAGAACTTGATTTTATCAAAAAGGAAAAAGAAACCGAAGCTGCTGCTAAAGCTGCTAAAGAAGCTGAAAAAGCTGAAGAAGCTAAGAAGAGGCAAGAAGAGGAACTTGAAGTTCGTGACCTTCTTAAGGTTAAGGAACAAGAGTTCGCAGCTCAGCTTGAAGCAGAACGCCAAGAGCGTGAAAAAGCTTTTGCACTTCTAGACGCAGAGCGCAAATACAGCGAGCTTCAAAACTATCGCGGTGCCCGCCTAGAGCAGGAACGCGACAACATTATTCCTGAACTAATTGATTTGATCGCTGGAGATACTCCGGACGAAATTGAAGCAAGTATTGCAGGACTTAAGGAACGTTCATCACGTATCCTTGAATCAGCGCAGCAGGCAATGTCATCTGCGCGACGTGAAATGGCAGGGAGCCGTGTAACGGTTCCTGCGTCAGGACCCCTGGACACCAATTCGGAGCAACAAACGTTTACGGCAGAGCAAATTGCCTCCATGTCGATGAGTGAGTTCGCTAAAAACCGTGGGAGACTACTTGGACAAGCAGCCTCCGATCGCGGACAGGGTCTATTCAGCTAGCAATAGCAACCCCATCCATTTATTTATTCTAAGGAGTAACAAGACATGGCAGCAGCCATTACAGGTACCGGCAATCTCGCCGCATCCCCAACAGCGTATTCTGGTTCTAACAGCCAGCTAACGCAATCAATCCAGACAATCTGGTCAAAGGAAATCCTTTTCCAGTCAATGCCGATCCTTCGCTTCGAACAGTTTGCTGTTAAGAAGACCGAACTTGGTGTTGCTCCTGGTCTCCAGATCAACTTCATGCGTTACAACAACCTTGGCACAGCGTCACCGCTTGTTGAAGGTGTTCGCATGTCAACCGGTGCTTTGACAGCACAACAGTTCAGCATCACAGTAGCTGAGCATGGTTTCGGTATTGCCGTTTCAGAACTTCTTCTAAACGCATCCTTTGATGATGTTATGGCTTCTGCCTCACGTCTTCTTGGCCGTAACATGGCTCTCTACCTTGACGGCCAGGCACGCGACACCTTGATGGCTGCATCTTCAGTTATCTACGGTGAAGACGTATCAGGTCTAACAGGTGCTAACAACTGGTACCAGTACGGTACAACCGCAACCAGCCGCTCGACCCTAACTGGTAAGAGCTTCTTGACTCCTCACACCATCAAGGATGCGGTCGAGAACCTTGCAAGTAAGAACATCCCAAGATTGGGTGAAACCTACGTTGCATTCGTTCATCCTCACCAGAGCCGTCGTCTACGCGACAATCCTGAGTTCATTGAAGTAACGAAGTACGCCGCTCCAGGTAACTTCATGCTTGGTGAAATCGGTCGCCTTTACGACACAGTGTTCATTGAAACCACCCAGGTACAGAAGGTACCAGGCGGTGGTGGTGCCCTTTACTCAAAGGATATCGCTACTGTTCCAACAGGTGCTTCAACCGGTGGTGGTTACACGACCCCAACAACACTTCAGGGTGTTAAGGCAGATAACAGCAATAACCCAAGCTCAGGCACCAGTGATTCAAATGATCGCTACTCAGCTATCTTCATTGGTGACAACGCTTTCGGTCACGCTATCTCACTTCCTGTGGAATTGCGCGACGGTGGTATCCTAGACTTCGGTCGTGAGCATGCACTTGCATGGTACTCGATCTACGGTTTGGGTCTAATCACCGATCAGTCTGTAGTTCTCGCAGAAACCAACTAATACCCCAGAGAGGGGGCGAAAGCCCCCTCTCACATCTCTATAACAAACATCGAGCTATTCATTAGGAGAATACATTATGGCTGCAAAAGCTAAACCAGGTGACGTCACAGGACGTCAGCGCGAAGAACTGATTAAGGAACAGGCTGCAGAGCAGGTTCGTAAAGCAGAAGAATTAACAATGGCTACAGCTAAAAAAGCTGAACGTCTAAATAATGAGATTTTAGATCTCACACAAAGCACCGATAACCCAACCGTAATTGACGAAGTTGAAGATCTAGGTGTAGAACTAGCAAATGATGCAGTCATCGTTCGTGTTGCTGACGACATTGACATGATGACTATCGGTGCTGGTAATTACTATAGTTTTAAAGCTGGACAAAAGTACAAGGTTGCTCCAAATGTTGCAGCACACTTGAAAGAAAAAGGTTTCTTGTACGACCGTGCATAACCAGCTTTGTTAGACTGCTCGCGCCTATGACCGCCCTCCCGTAGGCGCGAGCTCCTTTTTATGCAGATTAATAGCAAAAAAGTATGGATAATAATAAGTACTGATTGCTAACGAAGGATATACACGTGGCTAGTATCTCAACTTTATCTAACAGTCTCCGATCTGAAATATCGGATATAGGTAAAACTTTTGTAGACACTTTTGTTGGGGACGGCACCACTAAAATTTTTCAACTTAACTACTACCCTGTTAATGGAACAGGACTGGTAGTTAAAGTTGGCAATACCGATGTATCTAGTACTAGTACTATTGAAGAACATACGGGCAAATTAACCCTAGCTTCTGCCCCAGCTCTTAATGCTGTAGTTAGTGTTGGCGGCACTTATTACCGCTATTTTACAGATGCAGAGATCCAAAACTATATAAATATAGCTTTTGCTCAACATGCCAATACCGAAGTTAATGCTTATGGCACCAAAACCACAATTGCAAACATGCCTACTGTGGAAGAATACCCGGTAGTTGTTTTAGCATCTACTTTAGCTTTGTTTACGTTGGCAACAGATTCTGCCTATGACATTGACATTCAAGCCCCTGATGGTGTTAGTATTCCAAGATCTGAGCGTTATCGCCAGCTTATGGAGATTGTAGCAACTCGTAAAGAGCAATACCGTGAACTATGCACATTGTTAAATATTGGTTTGTACCGTATTGAAGTTGCTACTCTTCGCCGCATTTCTCCACGTACAAACCGCTATGTTCCTGTTTACAAGCCGCAAGAATTAGATGATTCTAGCTTTCCGGTACGTTTGCACGTACCTATTGCTACATACATGGATCAAACCGTAAGCAATATTATTAATTATGACATAATGATGTACCAGGAAGATTCATATGTCTTTACTGTGGACTTCCCTTACAGCTTAACAGGATACAATTTATTAGCTCAAATTCGGGCATACGCAGGTGCAGACCTTGTACTAGCAACATTTAATATTAATGTAATTGACGCTGCAAACGGTAAAGCTACTCTTTCTTTAACTAGCGATCAGACAAGAAGCCTTCCTCAAAGATCTATTTGGGACCTACAAGTTACTTCTACAACAGATCCAACATGGCAACACACTTACATCAAGGGTACTGTAATTGTTGAACGTCAGGTAACTACCACTAATCGTGAGCCTTATGCTTCAGGATGGATGGGATAATGGATGAAATTATAATTATTCCCCCAGCAGCTGATGAGCTAACAATTGGGTTGGGGCAGGGCGGCTCTATGGGACCGTCTGGGGTTATTAATGTTAATAGTCCTATTGTTAATACTGGTAGTTTAACTTCTGCAATTTTAAGTCTTAATTCTTCTAGTGCTAATACCCCAAGCTATGTAGTTCAGCGCGATGCTTCAGGCAATTTTTCTGCTGGAACTATTACTGCAACCTTGTTGGGCAACGCTGCAACAGCCACAAAACTTGTTACTGCTAGAACTATCAATGGAGCTCTTTTTGATGGCACATCTAATATTAATGTAACTGCCGATCCAAATGCTCACGGTGGCACACATGTGTTGGGCTCTACTGACGTTACCTACATAAATACCGGACAAATAACTACTGGAGTTCTTGGGGCTGCTCGAGGAGGTACTGGAACTACTACTTCAACTGGCACGGGCTCTAATGTACTAAGCGACTCCCCTACGTTTACAGGCACTATTGCACTCCCATCTACTATTTCTATTGGCAATGTTTCTGCTACAGAACTTGGGTACGTTGACGGAGTAACATCTCCGATCCAAAATCAGATCAATTCTAAAATTGCTAAAACTGGCGACACATTTACTGGAGCAGTCGCCATTAGCGATGCTACTCAATCAACTAGCTACAGCACCGGCTCCCTAATTCTTTCCGGCGGTCTTGGAGTTGCCAAAAATCTTTATGTTCAAGGTAACGTAGACATTACTGGAAACATTAATATCAATGGTCAAATTACGGGTAGTTTGACTGAAATTAACGTTACCAATCTTAACGTCTCTGATTCTTTAATTTACCTAGCTGACGGTAATTTAACTTCTGACGCTATTGACATTGGGTTTTACGGTGCTTATCGTCCTACCGGCGATACTAGCGGCCATAAGCATACTGGACTTATTAGAGATCATAATGACAGCGGAATTTGGAAGCTTGTATCTGGAGGCCCTGAATCTGACTCAAATGATGTTGATTTTGGGTTAAATGACGCAAACGTTAACTTTGATCAATTAAAACTAAGATCATTCATAGTTACGGACGCTTACACTACCCGTACAAATCTGGGCGTAGCTATTGGCGCTAATGTTCAAGCATATAATGCTGCTTTACAAGGTATTAGTACTTTAGGTAATGGTACTGGGGTATTAAAAAATGCGGCAGGTACTTGGTCATATGACACTGCAATTTACGATACAATTGTATCTGATATTGAACCCTCTACAACAAAAGCTAATGTTTTTTGGGTTGATACTAATAGCACTAATACCATTGCATCAATCTTTGGAGGCACACCATGAGTTCTTTAAAATATTGGGATGGAACCCAATGGGTATCCGTATCTGTGGATGCTTCTAACTATACAACTACTGTCCAGTCTAATTTAAATGCGCATACTTCTTTAACTAATGCTGTACATGGATCAACCTCTAGTGCTACAACTAACTCGTTAGTTCAAAGAGACGGTAGTGGTGGCGCTACTTTTGGTGGAACCCTAACTGCATCTGCTCTCTCAGTTAATGGCAGCGCAACTGTAAATGGTAATTTAACCATAGCTTTTGGCGGCATTACTACAAGTCTTGGTGGTGTTACTGCTGCAGGCAGTATTACTTCAAGTGGCGGTAGTATTATTGCTGGGACAGCTACAAACACTCAAGGAACCTTGCAACTTTATTCTGTTAATACTGGCGCCTATAGTCAATTAAGATCACAAAACGCTACTTCTTCAACATCAATAAACTATTTACCTACAAACTTAAGTGGAGAGTTAATGTTGGCAAGTGGTGCTAATACATCTAGTTCTCCAAACTATCTTAATAGTTATTACTATATTCTTACTTCTGATAAAACTTTTTATGGCCCAGGTTCACCAACTGGTACTAGCACCGGCAATATATTTACATCTGGTCTTTTACCAATTGGTACTTATATTGTAGATGGAACTTTATACTGGATGGCTTCTTCTACTACCAGCGGTCTTACTTCAAATACTTCTGCTTGGCTATACCACTCTGCGGGAATTACGGGAGCTATAAATTACACCACTACCTATGGTCCGTATGCATCGCCTACAACAAATTACAACGCTCCTATAACTGGTCTAATAACTAGTGCAAGTAGTTCACAAACAAGCAACACTGGTGGTACTGCAGCTTCTTTTAATGGAGCTAGTTCTCTTGCAATAACTGGAGGAAGTAGTACGTATGCATCAACACACTTTTCTGGCGTGATAACAATTTCTAATTCAACCGCCACACTTGCTGTTTCAACAACTGCAATCTCATATGTTGGTAACTTGATTACATATCATTTAGCATTTAAAGGTAGTTATTTAAGACTAACACCAGTTCCAACGCTTCCATCTAAGGGTACGTGGTCTTAATGCCAGTACAGACATTAATACAAGTTCGTCAGGGACCAGCAACTGGTACAGGTTCTTGGGCTACCCTTAACCCAGCTCTTTCTGTTGGAGAATTTGGGTATGACACTACCAATAACCTTTTAAAGATTGGTAATGGAGGAACTCTTTGGAGTAGCCTTGTTGCTATTGGTGCTAATGCTGATCAGTTAACAACAGGTACAGTAGGCGTTGCTCGCGGTGGAACAGGCGTTAATACTTTTACAGCGGGTGTTTTATACAGCACAGGTGGTACGTCTTCAATAGGAACTTTGAGTTATTCAGCTACTCCAACAGCTTCAAATAACTTAGTACTAACTGGTACTAATGGTTTAATTACTGCAGGTACGGGTGGTTTTTCTACTTCTGGATCTATTACTTCTGGATCTATTACTGGTGGTGCTATAACTGG